CCGTAGCATCGAACGGCTCGGATCCCTTGCTCTGGCTAGTGCGCAGCCCCTGGCCGGCACCACGCGGGTCACCGAACGCCTGCCTGGCACGACGCTCGACACCTCCACTCTGCTGCCGCTCGGTGGTGGGCTGGCTCGCAGCGTCGCGCGGCTGCGGGGCATACTCCTCGGACCGCTGCAGTGGCCGGTATGGGCTCGGGACAGCTCCGTTCCTCGCTACGCCCTCAGCGACACGAGCGCGGAACGTTACGGCGTGCGGGACAGCTCCGCGGCGCTGTTCGCCCCCACGGACGGCAGTGCATCACGCTACGATGCAGGGGACCACTCCGCCCCACGCTATGAGGTGACCTGATGCGCGGCGCGCCGATTTACCTCGACGGGAACGACGATCAGCCCGAGACGACGCTCACCCGGAAAGCTGCGGCGACGGGCGCGAGTGAAGCGGCGACGGGATTGACCGGGCTGACGTTCCGGCTGAGCGCTACCCGGGGCGGCGCAGCAATCCACGCCTCCCTGAGCAAGACGGCCACGGAGCGCGGCGTCCTGGGGATCTATTACGCCACCTTCGAGGGGACCGACCTCACCGCGCAGCTCGCCACGTACGTCGGGAAAGATGTGTACCAGACGTTCGGCGATGGGTCCAACGTGAACTATACCGTGGCACGGCGAGTGATTGGAGTGCGGCCATGAGCTGGAGCCTGCAGGTGGTGACGGCGCCAAGCCTCGAGCCCCTGAGCCTAGAGGAAGCCAAGGCCCAGGTCCGCGTCGAGCTCGACATCACGAGCGAGGACGACTACCTGAGGAGCTTGCTCCTGGCGGTCAGGGATTGGGCCGAAGGCGAGGTCTCGAAGGCCCTGCTGACGGAGACGCTGGCCATCAAGCTCGACAGGTTCGCCTGCGAGGAGATCTACCTGCCATGCCCGCCGCTCCAGTCGGTCTCGAGCATCACGTACCTGGACAGCAACAACGTCCTGCGGACGCTGGCCGCGGCGAAGTACCAGGTCGTGGGCGCGCGCCTCGCCCCGGACGCCAAGGCGCCGTGCGGGTACGTCCAGCCGGCGTACGGGGAGTCCTGGCCGACCACCTACCCGGTGCCCGAGTGCGTGACGATCACGTACATCGCGGGCTGGCTGAGCGCGGAGGCTGTGCCCCAGAGGATCAAGCAGGCCATGCTGCTGGCGCTGGCGGACATGTACGCCAACCGGGAGACGATCGTCACGGGCACCATCGTCAACAGGCTGCCGCTCCTGGAGCTACTGCTCACCAACGAGCGATGCCATCAGGAGTTCAACTACTGATGCCCATGCGCCCCGCTACCCCATGCACCGCACCCGGCTGTCGGTACACGACGAGGACCGGCAGCCGCTGCGCGGCGCACCGGCGGGCCGATCAACGGGAGCTGGATGCTCGGCGAGGCTCGGCGTCCTCCCGGGGCTACGGCGCGCGCCACAGGGATTGGCGCGCTGCGATCATCGCACGCGATCCGCTGTGTGTGGCCTGCCTAGCCGTGGGTCGCGTCACGCCCACGAGGGTGGCCGACCACGTCCTGCCCGTGGCCCAGGGCGGCGAGTGGACGATGGAGAACGGGCAGGGGCTGTGCGACCGGCACCATAACGTCAAGCGCGCCCACGAGCGCCAGGGCCGCACCCTGCGCGTCATGGAGGGCCAGGGGCTCGTTGTCGTGGGGGCGCGGAGAGGAAAGGCGAACGCGTGAATGGGGTATGGGGGTGGGGTGAATGCTGTGCGCCGTGCGCTGGGGACCGGACGCTTGGCTCTTTTCTCACGTCTCCAGAACCCAAAGTCGGGCTGAGGGCTGCGTAATGGGGCGTCCGCGAACTCCGACTAAAGTTCTCATGCTTCGCGGTTCCTTCAAGAAGCACCCGGAGCGCCGCGCGGCGCGCGCTGGCGAGCCGGAAGTGAACGAGCCGCTCGGCGATCCGCCTGATCGGCTTGATGAGGCGGAGCGGGCGCGGTGGTTTGAGCTCGCCGACCAGATGCCCTGGCTCGGGCGCGCCGATCGCGCGGCCCTCGAGCTGACCGCGAAGCAGTTCGCCGTCCTGGCGCGCAAGGGCGGCACGGCTGCGGAGTACGCCGTGTGCCGTGGCTACCTGTCCGACCTCGGCGGCATGGCCGGCACGCGGTCGAAGATCAAGGTGCCGGGCACACCGGAGAAGAAGGCGAACCCGTTCGGAGCGTTGAACGCCGGATGAGCACACCGCGGCACCCGCACGTAGACAAGGCGCTCCGCTACGCGAAGAGAGTGGCGGCGGGGAAGATCCTCTCCTGCAAGTGGGTACGGCTCGCGTGCCGGCGACACCTCAAGGATCTGCGGCGGGCCAGGGGGAAGAGGTTCCCCTTCAAGTTCGATTCGGCGAAGGCGGAGAAGGCCTGCCGATTCGCCGAGCTCCTGCCGCACGTGAAGGGGCACTGGGCGATCCCCCAGGTGGGGCAGCCGAACCGGATCCAGCTCGAGCCGTGGCAGTGCTTCCGGCGCTGCATGATCTTCGGCTGGGTCGAGAAGAAGAGCGGCTTCCGGCGCTTCCGGGTCTCCTACCTCGAGGTGCCCAGGAAGAACGGCAAGAGCGTGGATGCCGCGATCGACGGGCTCTACTTCCTCGCGGCCGACGGGGAGTTCGGGGCTGAAGTCTACTCAGGAGCTGTGACCGAGAAGCAGGCATGGGAGGTCTTCCGGCCGGCCAGGCTGATGGCGGAGCGGACGCCGGAGTTCCTGGAGCAGTTCGGCGTCGAGGTGAACGCGAAGACGCTCGCGATCCTCAAGACCGGCGCCCGTTTCGAGCCGATCATCGGGAAGCCGGGCGATGGCGCGAGCCCCTCGCTCTCGATCACGGACGAGTACCACGAGCATCCGGACTCGACGCAGTTCGACACCATGACGACCGGCATGGGCGCCCGCCAGCAGCCCCTGGCCGACGTGATCACCACCGCGGGCGAGGACATCGGCGGGCCGTGCTACGCGCTCCGGGAGCGGGTGCAGAAGATGCTCGGGGGCGCGAAGGACGAGCGGCTCTTCGGGATCATCTACACGATCGACGAGGGAGACGACTGGACGAGCGAGACGGCGCTCAGGAAGGCCAACCCCAACTTCGACGTCTCGGTCGACGGGGACTACCTGAGGGAGCAGCAGCGGGCGGCGATCAACGACGCCCGGCTCCAGAACGTCTTCAAGACGAAGCACCTCAACGTCTGGTGTTCGGCGCGGGCCCCGTGGATGAACATGGAGTGGTGGACCAGGTGCGAGGACAAGACGCTCTCGCCCTCGGCCTTCATCGGCGAGAGCGCTGCATTCGGCGCCGACCTGGCCAGCCGTCTGGACCTGACGAGCGTCGCGCGGGTTTTCCGGCGCGAGCTCGAGGACGGGCCCCACTTCTACGCCTTCGGCCGGCACTACGTGCCGCGCGCCGCGGTGGAGGATCCGAAGAACCGCCACTACCAGGGGTGGGCGCACGCGGAGCAGCTGACGGCGACCGAGGGCAACGACGTCGACTACGACCTCCTGGCCCGGGAGGTACTGGAGGACGGGAAGCTCCACGGCCTCGCGATCTTCATGGCCGACCCGTGGAACTGCCGCGCCGTGACCGACATCCTGAAGAGGGAAGGGATCGACGAGAAGCTCGTCGTCGAGGTGCCGCAACAGGTCCAGCATCTCTCGGCCCCGATGAAGGACCTGGAGGCCGCGGTCTGCGCGGGCCGCTTCCATCACACCGGCGACCCCGTGCTGACCTGGGCCGTCTCGAACGTCACAGTCCGGCCCGACGCGAACGAGAACATCTTCCCGCGCAAGGACCGTCCGGAGAACAAGATCGACCCGGCCGTCGCGCTCGTCCTGGCCTTCAAGGGAGCGCAGATGATGGAGAGCCTGGCACCCTTCCTCGGGATCAGCTTCTCATGAGGCGCCTCTTTGCAGCCGTCTGCACTTGGCTCGCCGAGCGGTGGGCCGCTCTCGACCCCGACGGCCGCGATGCCGAGTTCTTCGGGGGCCTGGTTCTCATCGGCTTCGCACCCTGGCGGCTGGCAGTTGTCGGTGCCGTGCTCGTTCTCCACGCGGTCTTCGGTGGGGCGCTCGTGTCGCGCTTGGGGCGCGGGAAGGAGTAGGGTATGGGAATCCTCTCGCGCGTGGAGCGTTCGGCGCTCCGGTCCTCCGTGGAATTCTCACCCCTCTCGGACTTCTGGTACGGGCCCGTCGGCGGATCCTCGACCTACGCGGGCGTCTCCGTGACGCCGGACGTCGCGTTGCGCGTCAGTGTCGTGTTCGCCTGCGTGGAGGTCCTGAGCACCACACTGGCCTCCCTGCCGCTCGTGCTCTACCGGAGGCTCCCGGACGGCGGGAAGGAGAAGGCCCTCGAGCATCCGCTCTACCCGATCCTCGCCCGCCGGCCGAACGGTTGGCAGACGCGGTTCGAGTTCGTCGAGTACCTGGTGCGCCAGCTCTTCCTTCGGGGCGGCGCGTACGCGGAGAAGGACATGCGGGCGCTCGAGCTCCTGCCGGTGCACCCCGACCGGGTCAAGGTAGAGCAGCTCGCCGACCGGCGGCTTCGCTACCGCATCACCCCGCTCCTGGGGGCGGAGTACACCCGCTCCCAGGACGATATGCTTCACGTCAAGGATTCATCTGAGGATACCATCACCGGCCAGGCGCGTACCGTGCTGGCGCGCGAGGCCATCGCGGTCGCCGCCGCGGCGGAGCGGTTCAGTGGGCGCTGGCTCCAGAACGACGGCAGCGGCCGGGTGGTGATGGAGCACCCGGCGAAACTCGACCCCACGACGCGGGCGGACATCCGCGCCGCCTGGAACGAGAACTCCGCCGGCTGGACCAACCGCGGCAAGATGCTTCTGGCCGAGGGTGGCGTGAAGGTCAGCACCCTGCCGGGGCTCCAGGAGTCGGGTTTCCTGATCGACCCCCGGAAGTTCCAGCTCGCCGAGATCTGCCGTTACTTCGGCCGCATCCCGCCGTTCATGATCGGGCACGAGGACAAGACGACCTGGGGCACCAACATCGAGCAGATCAAGAGCGCGTTCGTCGCCTTCTGCGCGCAGCCGGTGGGATCCCGCATCGAGCAGGCGATGATGCGCGACCTACTGGACGAGGACGAGCAGGACGACTACTTCATCGCCTTCACCTACGAGGAACTCCTTCGGGGAGACCTGCTGAGCGTCGTGCAGGCGATCGCCATCGAGCGCCAGCAGGGGCTCCTCAGCCCGAACGAGGGCCGTGCCCTCCTCAACCGCAACCCGCGCACCGATCCCGGCGGCGATACCTACCAGGCGACGCCGACCGGCGCGGCGCCGAACGCTCCGGCGCGCCGCGCGGGCGACGCGCCTCCTCCCGCCGCGCCCGACCCCTCGCCGCAGCCGGACGATACCGCGGCCGGCGCCATCCCCGCGCCGCTCCTGGCCGACGCGCTCGAGCGGATCACGAACGCCGAGCTGCGGGAAGTGGAGCGGCCCGCCGGCGCCGATGCGGACGGGCCCACGTTCGTGGCCTGGGCCCAGCGGTTCTACGG